AAATAATTTCTAGTATTATTACTATAGCTTTAACTGTAGTTACAGTAATTAAATAACTTGCACCCATGCACCCCTCCTATGATAGTATCATAGGACCAACCCCAACGTAAGTTGGGGTTTCTTTTTGTATATTTATATATATGAGTCAAGTAAATATTAAAGAAATAATTAAACAGGAATACATCAAATGTGCTACAGATCCTGTACATTTTTTCCGTAAATACTGTTATATTAATCATCCAACTAAGGGTAGAGTTTTGTTTCATCTTTATCCATTTCAAGAAGATGTATTAACTGATTTTAGAAACAATCGTTTCTGTATTATTAATAAATCAAGACAATTGGGTATATCAACACTGGTTGCTGGTTTTTCCCTATGGTTAATGATATTTAATAAAGATAAAACCATACTTTGTATAGCAACCAAACAAGAAACAGCAAGAGGAATGGTAGAAAAAGTACAGTTTATGTATGATAATCTACCTAGTTGGTTAAAAGGTAATCAAAAACCATTATCAAATAACAAACTATCATTCCAACTAGCTAATAATTCACGTATAGTGGCCACTTCAGCTGCATCAGACGCAGGTCGATCCTACGCAGTATCTTTGCTACTAATGGATGAGGCCGCGTTTATTGAGGGTGTTGATAAAATATATACGAGTATTAAACCAACAATTGCAACTGGTGGTGGAGCTATCGCATTATCTTCCCCAAATGGTGTAGGTAACTGGTTTCACAGAATGTATTCTGAGGCTGAAATAGGCAAAAATGACTTTAAAGCTATCAGATTACCCTGGAATCTCCACCCAGATAGAGATGCAAATTGGGAAGAAAGAGAACGAGCAAATATGTCAACTCGAGAATTCGCTCAAGAGTATGACTGTGACTTCTTAGGTTCTGGTAATTCGGTAGTTGAACCTGATTTATTATCATTTTATGAACAAACTTATATTCAAGAACCTATCGAACGTCGTTTCATGGGTGGTGATTTTTGGATTTGGCAGTATCCTGATTATAATAAGTCTTATATTGTATGTGCTGATGTTGCTCGCGGAGATGGTAGCGACTACTCTGCTTTCCATGTTATCGATGCGACAACGTGTGAACAAGTGGCTGAATATAAATCGCAAATAGATACTAGAACATATGGAAATATGCTAGTATCAGTTGCTGCTGAATATAATAATGCATTGCTTGTAGTTGAAAACGCAAACGTAGGTTGGGATGTAGTTAATACAATCATTGAAAAAAACTATCCTAAATTATACTATTCACCTCGTACTTATGGCGAAGTAAATATTGATAAATGGATGGCTAAAATGGATTCTGAACAAACAGTTCCTGGTTTTACTACATCAACAAAAACAAGACCACTTGTTATCTCAAAAATGGAGTCGTATATTAGAGAGAAGGCTTTTATATTTCGTTCAAAACGTTTATTAGAAGAATTGCGTGTATTCATTTGGCAAAATGGTAAAGCACAAGCACAAAATGGATACAATGATGACTTAGTAATGTCATTAGGTATTGGGCTATTCACACGTGATACAGCAATGAAATTCTATGAACAAGGAATAGATATAAATAGAGCCATGATATCTAATATAACTAGAGTAGGATATCAAGAAATGGGCCCAATGATGCCTAATGGTATGCAAAACCCATATATTATCCCTAATGGACATGGGGACTTTGAAGACATGTCATGGGTATTAAGATAATAAATATTTATACATATAAATAAAACATAAATGGCAGAAAACCAACAACCAGGTTTATTTAGTAGGCTTACACGTCTGTTTAGTACAGATGTAATCATCAGAAATGTTGGTGGAAATAAATTAAAAACAATAGACGTTGATAAAATACAAGCTTATGGCAATGTAAAAACCAACGCTCTTATAGATAGATTTACTAAACTTCATCGTTATGGCGCCAATATGCCATACAATCCAACGATGAATTACCAAACACTTCGTATTCAATTATACACTGATTACGAAGCAATGGACACAGAATCAATTATTGCTTCTACTCTTGACATTATCTCAGATGAATCTACTTTAAAAAACGAAGCTGGAGAAGTATTACAAATACAAAGTGCAGATGAAAATATTCAACGTATTTTATACAATTTATTCTACGATATATTAAATATTGAATTTAATTTATGGTTGTGGATTAGAAATATGTGTAAATATGGTGATTTTTATTTGCACCTTGAAATAGCAGATAAATTTGGTGTATATAATGTAACACCACTATCCGTTTACGATATGATTCGTGAAGAAGGACAAGATCCTGATCATCCATCTCGTGTTCGTTTTAGAATTGATCCTACTGTTCTTACAGGTGGTGGATATATGTCACGTGATAAGGATAAAGAGGGTAAAATCATGTTTGAAAACTATGAAATAGCTCACTTTAGACTATTAACTGATGCTAACTATCTTCCATATGGTAGATCTTACATAGAACCTGCTCGTAAAACGTACAAACAGTATGTGTTAATGAAGGATGCAATGTTATTGCATCGTATCACTCGCGCCCCAGAAAAGCGCGTATTTACAATTAATGTTGGTAATATACCACCACATGAAGTTGATGGATACATGCAGAAGGTGATGCAGAAAATGAAAAAAACACCTTATATTGATCAACAAACTGGTGAATATAATCTTAAATATAACATGCAAAATATGATGGAAGATTTTTATCTTCCAACTCGTGGTAATGATACAACAACTAAAATAGATACTGTTAAAGGTCTTGAATATAATGCAATAGAAGACGTGCAATTTCTACGTGATGAAATGTTAGCTGCACTTAAAGTACCTAAAGCATTTTTCGGATTTGAGGCTGATTTAGAAGGTAAAGCTACATTAGCTGCTGAAGACATCCGTTTTGCTCGTACAGTAGAACGTCTTCAACGTATAGCATTATCTGAATTATATAAAATAGCATTAGTACATTTATATGTTCAAGGATATGATGGTGAGTCATTATCAAATTTTGAATTAAACTTAACTACTCCGTCTGTTGTTTATGAACAAGAGAAAGTAGCACTATGGAAAGAAAAAGTTGATTTAGCTAAGTCAATCCAAGATACTAACCTATTACCTTCAGACTGGATTTACCACCAGGTATTCCAATTTAGCGAAGATCAATATGATGAATATCGTGATCTTGTAGTTGAAGATAAAAAACGCGTGTTTCGTTTAGCCCAAATTGAAAATGAAGGTAACGATCCAGCAAAAACTGGTAGATCATTTGGTACACCACATGATTTAGCAGCATTGTATGGAAAAGGTAGATCAGGAATGAATGATAATGGTCCTGTTCCTGCAGGATATGACGAGAAAAAACCTGGTCGTCCTAAAGAAAGAACATCAATTGTTAATACACAAGAAGACCCATTGGGTAAAGATCGATTAGGTAGAGCTGGTGCTAATACATTATCTGCTCCTAACGAAACTGGTGAAGGAACACCAAAAGGTGGTTCACCACTTGCATTAGCTGAATTAAAAAGAAATAAATCACTGCTTGAAAGTATTAATGTAGAACGTAAAAAACTAGTATTTGATGAACAGGAATCATCATTATTAGATGAAAAAAATATCAAAGATATATAATAATTAAATATTTATTAGTAGTGCATACTATCTATCATGAAAATTAAACACAGCAAATTTAAAAATACGGGTATATTGTTTGAGCTACTTGTTAGACAAATAGCATCTGACACCGTATCTAATAAAGATTCTTCCGCTATTGGTTTAGTTAAAAAATACTTTGGTAAATCTGAATTAGCCAAGGAATATAAACTATACCAAGCACTTATTTCCCCTAAATCATTAAGTGAAGCTAAAGCCGAAACGTTTATTAATTCAACGTTAGAGGCTTCTTTGCGTTTGAATAAAACAACTTTACGTAAAGAAAAATATAACTTAATTAAGGAAATTCGTGATCATTATGATATTGAGGAATTTTTTAAAGCAAAAATTAGTCACTATAAAGAATATGCTGCTGCCTTTAATTTAATTGAAGCACACAATTCATTAGAATTTACTGATCCTCAACACATTATTGACAATAAAATTACTTTACTAGAACATATTACTCGTAAAGAAGTTGATAAAGATGGTGTTAAGGATCGTGTAATGGAAGAATTTAATAAAATGGATACTGGATCACGTATATTAGCATATCGCATGTTATTAGAAAAATTCAATAACAAATATGCTACTTTATCTGATCGTCAAAAATTAATACTAAAAGAATTTATTAATAATATCACTAACACAGTTAAATTACGTGATTTTGTTAATAAAAACTTCAATATAATTAATGAAGAAATTACTAAAATAATACCTACAGTATCTGATAAAACAACTCAGATTAAATTGGCTGAAGTAGTTACTTTATTAAAACCACTAGATAAAACACAAAATGTAAAAGATGAAAATGTTATTTCACTTTTACAATATTATCAATTAATTGAAGAATTAAAAGCTGTTAA